GACTTGGCAAGGTGATTCAGGAACGTCTTAAGCGCTTCGGTGTTGATATCCGAGATCAGACCCGGAATCAACAGCTCGCGTACCAAGGGTCTGTTTTTCAGACCCATTGTACTGTAGACATGAAGAGTGCTTCTGATTTGATATCCCGTGTTGCCGTGCAGCTCTTGCTGCCCGACGACTGGCATGTCATGTTAGACGCATTCCGAAGTCATCAGTACACCCTCGACGGTAGTGTAAAGAGTTTTAGCAAGTTCTCCTCAATGGGGAACGGCTTTACCTTTCCACTGCAGACCTTACTGTTTTGGGCTCTTGCGAGCCTTAGCTGTAAGATGTCTAACGTCGGTTCTAGCCAAATAGGCGTCTATGGAGATGACGTTATCGTCCCTCCAGAGGCCTATGCGACGTTCCTCCGTTTGCTCAATCTGTTTGGCTTCGAACCTAACCCTGAAAAGAGTTATGGTGAGGGGCCTTTTAGAGAGAGCTGCGGTAAGGATTACTTCGCAGGCTGGGATTGTCAACCACTCTATTTAAAGGAACCATTCCTTGAAGGCTTGGAACTCGTTAAATTTGCTAATCGTTTGCGTCGTCTTAGCAGTCGTAGCCGCAATGGCCATGGCTGTGACAGGCGATTTCAAACGCTCTGGCAGTACTGTGTCTCCGAACTGCCCCGCGATATCCAACGAACTTGGATACCAGACGGGTACGGAGACGGCGGACTATTAGTCTCTTTTGAAGAGGCTTGTCCGCAAAGGGCGCCTCATGTGGGTGATGGTAAATCACACTCGCATGAGGTACCCCTTGGTATTGAAGGCTACATCTATCATAGATGGGTCTTCAAACCTTCGCAGTACGAGATGGTTGATGAGGTGGGTACGCTACGGTACGCATTGTTCAGCGCCGAAAGGATTAAAAGTCCTCCTAGGGGTTGGATGGTAAACGGCCGTACACCGGATGACTGTTACGTAGAAGTACGGGACAAGTCATTCGACATTTACCGGGACTTCGATGCGCCGGAACATGATCCAAGGGGTCATGTGAAGGCATCACATCGTCGGAAAGGTAAATGGGTGCGACGAAGGGGCGTGGCCAGAACTTGGCCAAGCCTTGGG